ACAGAAGCAGCTACGCCCGTAAAAAATTGACCTTTGGCCTGACGAACAGCCTGATCTCCTCGCAACTTACCAATTCTTTCTTGCTGTTGCATCCTACTAAGACCACCTAAAGCTCTAGTAGCTGCTGTCTCTTGTCCAAGCGCCCCCTCCAATACATTAAACTGATCCTGCAGCTGTTGTCCGTGAACTGCTTCTTGTTCAGCTCCTAGCTGCCCTTCTATAGCAACAGAAGTTCTTCGTCCTAAATTAGATAAAGAAGAGGATGAAACTCCATCCCCACGAAAAGTTGGAGTACCTAGGCCCGCTGACGCTTGAGCTACATCTGCCCCTGCTCTACCTTTAAGAGTGCCACTCGGATCATGGTCAAAGGACATATCTCGATACTGCGTAAGAATAGGCTCTAGCGTATTTTTCCAATGATCAGCAGCAACCCTAGCATCCTGGCCTCGAGCACGAGATCCCGCATCAAGTTGATACTCATGTGCCTTAGGCCCTCGGCCAGTAAAAATATCAAAAAAGGACATTAGTAATCAATCTCCATGCCATACTTTTTATAACGATTACGTGAAGTTAAACCTACGCCTTTATACTTAACCAGGCGGCGTACCCCCAAATCTCCACTACGCGCACGTAGTTCTGCTTCCTGAACTTGTACACTAAATAATCCTAAATAATCTCCTGCAGCAGCAGGGTCACTCCAATCTCTAGAAGGCATCCTCAATAACCTATACAAAGCCCCATAAATAAGCCCATCCCTATAATCACTTGAGAAAGCAGTATCAATATTGGAAGAAGTTCTGGTAGGTTTAAGAGCTACACTTAAATAAAGTCCATTTGTAATAGATGCATTAGGGACAGGTATAACCCAAAAAGTGCTTGCATTTTTTTGCAAATAAACTCTAGGAATACTAGAACGATCCCGCCAATCAGGGAAATTGAGCTCTAAGCTACGGGGACTTATAGGATCTAAATCATTACCATTATGGATCATCCAAAGAATACTATGTACAGAAGTACCTGTTGGTTGATCAAACTCATATTCATAAGTACCAGAAACGGTACTTATAGGATCTAAATCCTTAACAAAAGCTTTACTTTTCTCACAAAATTCAATTGTAGCTGAACGTAAGTTAGTTTCTACAACTGAATCTGGGCACCCAGGAACATAAGGTAAAAGTTCCTTTATGAGTGAGTCATAAGTAGCCATACCTTACCTTACTGTTTGTTGAGGTAAAACTTGTTGTGGAGTAGCAGAAAACAGATCTTGATTAGGGCTTAAAGCCATCTGTGCCATGCCTCCACCAGATAAACTAGTCATAAACAAATTAAAATGCCCTGTAGCTCTCTGAGCATTCCCTGCAAACTCAGCATCCTTTAAGTAAGCTCTATACAACACAAAATCAATAATGGCATTCGCAAAAATGTCATCTACATAAATAGTAGCGCTTGTATTGGCCAAGTCTGTTGGACTTCTAGCCGTAACAATCTCTATATACGCATTACCTGAAATACCAGGATAAACGTAATACCTGCGAGGGTCATCCTCATCAAATATATAATGTTTTGGAGTTGTACCATGGGCTGCATCCCCTGTAACAGTAGGATCATGCCAATCAGGTTCTTGTGTATTAAGTATATCTGCTTCAACAAGTCTAATAGCCCGTTTACCTGTTGCACTACCTCCAGCAGCAGACATATTACGAACGACTTTTATAAGCCGTAGAGCCACATCCGGTATAGCCTGCTCTGTACCAGTGACCAACTGCACATTAGAATGGTCTGCGGAAGATCCAGGCCTCAAATTGACAATTTCTCGCTGAGCATCATTTATATAACGCAACAACTCCGCTTCAGGCCAACGTACATTAGTCGTATCCTGAAGAGTATCTTCTATCCGTAGAAGAAGATTAGTGCCTGTAATAGTACCCGCCATTACTTACCCCTCCTCTATTGTACCTTCTTCCATTTTTACAGAACTCTTAGGGGGTCTACCACGTTTTTTCTTAGAGACTGAAGCTGTCTTTTCCTTAACTTCTACCGCCCCTTGTTGTAAAGCTTGGTATCCAAGGTCATCTCCAACTTCACGTACTTCCCCCGCTTTCAAGGTTATAGCAGCTCCCCATGTAGTAGAAACATATAAATCCGTTACTTCGGCTTTAATTTTCAATTTTTACTCCTGTAAAAACAGTGGGTGACCTCGTAAAAGGTCACCCACAAAGCCCTACTCTTAGTAAGAAACGTCCAAGCGTACTACTCCAAAATCTTCAACCGCGCCATTATGATCGCTGTTGTATTTTGGTTTCTTGAACCCAAAGATCTTACCAATGGAGATACCATTCTGGTTTCCATAATCGAAAGTATCTTCAACAATCTCTGGAAGTCCAATATCGGCCATGGCAAGAGCTTGCGCTCCAACAAATAAGCAAGCTGCGCCATCAACATCGGCGTTCGCTCCCCATTTGTATCCATTAGCCCCGGCATTACCTGATGCACCAGAAGTCGCACCAGATGTATTAAACACATGCCTGAACTCATGGACCATTACACCATCAACCATCAAACTCGAAGAACCTGAGAACAACTCGTTACTCGGTCCTCGAACCCCAGCATTCCTGACGTTAGCCAGGAAATCGGAATCAAGTTTGAGATCAGCCATCACCTGAGGAGATACAAACAAATGATAAACCTCCTCATTCCCAGCAGCCCGAATACCCCGGATATAGTTGTCTTTGGCATAAGCCTTCAGAGCCACTATAGCCTTATAGTTAAGAGTATCAGCTGCCACAACAGCAGTAACATCTCCCGCTGCTAATCCAGTAGTCCCTTCATCCCATCGTCTGTGACGATTGGTTGTAGGGGATGTTACATCACCACCAAACGCAAGATCACCAAGGTTTTGCCCTGTATTCAGGACTGGCCTTATTGCTCCATTGTTCTTAATGGTATAAGAAACACCAGTTAGCGTATTAAATGCCAGCTGGTCAATACGGTCTGCCATTGCATAAGCAAGTGCATCCCTCGAGTGCTCACGGAAGTTAACAACGGACTTTTGATCAGTAAGTCGACCTGCAAGCCTATTTGCAAATCTGAGTTGGTCCAGCTGTATAACGATATCGTATGCCCGTAACGCCTCTTCATTACCTTCTAGGGTATTGTCCCCAACGATACCATCGCCTGTCATATCGGCAAGAAGGGTAATTACCGCTCTTGCTCCCTTTTCAGACTTAGTAAGTTCAGTAACTCTCTGAACCATCGCATTGGGTCCACTACCCGCGAATTGGTTAATAAAGGACATGTTACGAGCAACACGCCAAAAATCACGGGACCAGATAGTAAGCTGTTCACTGGTTAGTGATCCAAAATTGGTAGTTGCCATTTGTATACACTCCAAAAACCAAAAGATGAATATTTAATCGACTTTTGGGGCGATATATACCCGTATACCCTTTATCGTTGGGATACGCTGGCGAAGCTTTTACGAGCACGACCTCGGGTAGTTTTACGCCATACCAGGCGATGCACGTTTTTTAACCTGAACGATCAGGGTTAGATATCGTTCTAACAGGACGAAGCTACCTTATCGTAGCACAACTCTAACCGAAATCACCACGCATCCTACGCAAGGTTTCTTCCGGTAAGGCGCTGAATTCATCATCGGATAAGACATTTAGATCTAGAACCTTATCCCCTCGTTCACTTGTACCTTCTCCCTTTAGGGGAGGAGGCTGAGTTTTAGAAATTTCTATCTTCTTCTTAACCCCCGTCTTCTGCCGTTGCACCGCAGCCATTTTTGTCACATTCTTAGTATTAGATTCTATAGACTGTAATAATTCAGGCTGTTTAACCGCTAAAGTATATTCAGTAGCCTTGGCTAAAGAATCTGCTGCAGTAAACCCCTGGACCATAAAAGCATCCCTAAGATCTCTAACTTCTCCAGCTAACTCTCTATCAAATTGATCACTATTTTCATCAAGAATTGGGAAGGTTTCTTCAATTTCTTGTGCTTTTACAGATAATTCCTGTGCTTCCCTGTCCCGTTGGACAGTTTGACCAGTTTGTTGCTGAACTTCGAACATCAAATGCTCGCGTTCAGCCACTCTAATTTCTCCCCTTAATGCAGTTGCTTTTTTAGTTTCTCCATCCAGTACCAACTGCTGGTACTCCTGCTCCTTAATATCAAAATCATATTTAGGAGCCTGGTCCTGTTTTTCATTTCGCTCTTTATCGTGCTCAGCAATTTGCTTCTGCATCTTCTTATTTTTAGCTAAAACTTCATCTAGCCTGGATTTAGGCACCATAGGAGCCTTAGACTTTTCAGGTTCAGCCTCGACTTCGGGTTCTACCTCAGCCTCCGCCTCTGGCTCAACTTCAACTTTTGCTTCTACCTCAACTTCTGGCTCTGGCTCTGGCTCTGGCTCTGGCTCAGGTTCTTCTTCCTTAGCTTCTACCTCCACTGATTCTTCTACAACTTTTTCTTCCTCCACAGGGAACTCCACCTGTTCTGCCTCTGCCTC